AAATGGATCTAATACAATATCTCCTTTCTCGCTTCCTGCAAGGATACAGGGTTCAATCAGATCGGGTGGATAAGTAGCAAAATGAGCTCCCTTGTATGGTTTCTTTGTTACACTCCATACTGATCTCTTATTCTTCTTAGCATAACTCTTAGTTAAACCTGAGTGTGGAGTCTGTCCATAATCATTATTACTTGTGTACTTACCTTTACTCCTATCTCTGGTTCCCCAATCTTTAGCATCCTCCTTGATTGCTTCATTATCATAGAAGTAATTCTTCTGCTTACTGAACAGAAAAATATATTCATGTGCCTTAGTGCATCTATCTCTCACGCTCTCAGGCATAGGATTAGGTTTGTGCCATATAATATCCTGTCTCAAATGCCATCCATCTGCTCTCATAGCAAACGCAAACATCCAAGGAATACCAATAAGATCCTTCTCTTTATATCCTTTTAACTTATTAGATCTTCTGGGTGTTGTTACAGGTAGATCTTGCCTATTACTAGCAAATGTTTGTTTAGGAATACATCCATCCTTCCTGTAGTTGTAATAACTATCACCTAAGTTTACCCAACAAGTTCCATCATCAGTAAGCACATTCCTTACTTCTCTGAATACTTTGACCAACTCATCAATAAACTCTTCAGGACTTTGCTCTTGTCCTATCTGTGATTCTTCACCACCATAGTCTCTCAGACCATAGTAAGGTGGAGATGTAACACACATCCTTGCTTTCTCATCAAACTCTTTGAGTGTATCTCTACAATCTCCAAATAGAATAGTGTCTCTCATTTGTTTAAATCCCAAATTAATCTTATTATCATCGTAGGAATTATAAGATAGTAAATCCACATAACCCACATACCAAATTGATTGTAGGCACTTCCTCTTTTGAAATTAGTAACTGGTGGAATATTTCTTTTCCACACATCACTAGACATGTATTCATCTTCTTTAATGTTCATCGTGTAATTACTGAAATTGCTGGTTGACCTTGATTGAATACTGTATCTACAACTGCTTCAACTCTTCTGGCAGTAGAGATTCCTACATTATTATACACAGGAACACATACTTTACCATGTGTCTTCTTATCATTACCTAAACGAATTACTCTACCAATCGTTTGGGAGATAGTAATGTAATCCATATTACGCATAAACAACGCTGCCTCTAATCCTTTAACATTTATACCTTCTGCCAATATACTGTGATGCAATACCACAAACTTCTTCTCATCATCCTTACCCCACGCATTAAGAGTATCAAAGAACTCATCTCTACCTACCTTCTGACCATTAATAATAGCACCTGTCCTTGATGTGATAGTCATCCAAGAATAACCACGCATATTCAACTCATAGCAGAAATCAGATTGAGATAGAAGACCAATAATCTGTTTGGTAGATTTAGCACAGATAAGAACCTTATCAACCTCTAACTTATCAATAGCACCAATCATTTGATCTGACTCTACTTCAGAATAGATCTCATCCTTTCTTAGCAAACGACTCTTATATACCTCAACTTTAGGTGGTAGTATATAACCCTCATCAACTAACTTAGGTGCTGGTACATTAATCAAAACATCACCATACACCTCCGTATCATTCATTCCAGCTTTGAAAGGAGTAAGACTATGCTTAGGAGTAGCAGTAAAGAAAAAGCACCTGTCAGCACCCATAGTTCCGTAATATCTAACAGAAGGGAAGAAGTTCCTATTAACACTATTGTGTGCCTCATCAAAGTAAATGGTATCTACAGCAATATTACTATTTCTTATTCTATGAAGTGAATGATATGTTGTAAAAATAATCTTATTTCCTACTGTTCTTTCATCCCACCAATAAATTTCTATTGCTTTAGTAGAAGAAAAGTGTGGTGTCTCACCACTATGAACGTGCATTACAGATACATCATCAATCTCTTCTAAGAACTCAGAAGATAGTTGCTCTGCCAATAGGATGCGTGGAGCAACTACAACGATAGTTGAAACCTCTTCTGTATTGAATAATCGTTTAGCATCCTGTATCATGCATTTTGTTTTACCACCGCCAGTAGGTACTATGATCTGCCCCTTAGTATGGTTTGCCATAGCATCCAGAGCATCAGTTTGGTGTGGACGTAATGGCATTAGTGTTTCTCAGTTGAATATATTATAGCATAAAAAAAGACCCCCGAAGGGGTCTTGTGCCAGTTAGAGAAGTGTGTACCAACCAGAGCAACCTTGGTCATCCTCAAATTTCAAGTAACCTCTTGTTCTAAGAGTCTGAAACTCACTAAGGATAGTTCCTTTAAAAGATCTGTAATCTTTAAAGTCAGATACCTTTGTTCTCTCAGGGTAGATGAATTTCTCAGCCTCTTTAAAAGAGAATGGAACTCCTTTTGGAAAATTCTCATCAAGAATATTATAAGTTTGTTCTAACTTAGTAATACAAACAGTATCAACGTGATCCTTAGTTCCAAGATAAAGTTCAACATCACCTAACTCTTCGTTTTCTAAATCAACTAGAGTCTCAGTAAGGTCATAATCACAAATCTGAGGAGCTCTATATCCAAAACGAATTAGATTTCTGTAATGAGTAGTTCCAGTTCCTCTACAGATAGAATCAAATATACCGTTAAGTTCATTCATTCTAGCTTGAATAACTTGTACAATGTCAAGAGGAGTGTTTATACCAGCACCAGTAGTTGTGTATAAATGCAAAACGGTACGAATTCCTACCTCTGCTGCTAGAATTGCAGGTCCAGTAACATCCCTATGAAACACCCTCTCTTTCGCATTGAAATAGCGATGAATCTCTGGAACATTATCTGCACCTAAAGGCAATTTGCACTTCATCGTTCTTAGGTCTTCTATCTTCCATAAAGACCATTTTCTACCTACGGTAAAGACATTCTTAACAGAACATCCTTTATCCTTCAACATATCCTCAAAATCTAGCGTTGATATTGAGTTTATGTCTCCACCTTGAGAAGCTTTAAGTGAATTGCTTATTAAAGAAATTTTTTGCTGATCGGTTAGTTGATTTCTAACCCATTTTTCAGCCCACTCCTTACATTTGTTTTTGATCTCAGTTACAGAGTATCTGGGAACTTCTTCTCCATTAACTACAGATGTTTCAGAGTTCCAAATCTCAAGATCAAGTTCTAACTGTCTCTTGAAATCATTATAATCAACTTCATTACCAGTTACCTGTGGTTGAACTATAGTACCAAACTCACGCTCGGCATCTCTCTGAGTGAAACCTTTCTTTAAACGGAATATATCAATAAGGATATAAAGATGTCCGTTCTCTCTGTACCAACGGAGTCTGTGGTTTCCATTTAGTAAGTAATCACATCCTTCCAACATTCCTGGATTACAGCAAGTTGTATTAAAACCAGTATCCATTAGGATACAAGTTTTGTTATAGGTTTTTGCTGTTATACCAACAACACGACCCCCATTTTTTTTACCTGGTTTTTGAATCTCTTTGATTCTTATTACTGTTGTTCGTACATAGTCAACAGTTATGTGATTGTAAACCTTTTGACCTTCTGGATGTGTAAGAAGGAATTCTTGGTACTTTGGAATGTACGCTTGCAACTGCTCCGCTTCATCCTTTCCTTTCATATGAGGAATATAAGGATTTTCTTCTGGAGGAACAGAGTAATCAGTATCGGTTAATACTGTTTCGATTCGGGATACCTCTTGGGCATCCAACGAATCTGGTGAGTTTACCTCTTGGGCAAACCACGGATCTGAACTAGGTTCAGTCATGATCTAAAGACACGCTACTTGGCGTGATTGAAACAGTGTGTTTACAAGAATCAAATCCAGTGTGGACATTGAATCTCTTCAACTTTTGTATTGTAGCATAAAAAAAGAGGGTGTGCAACCCCCTTGGTTCTTAAAGAATTATAAAGCTTGTCCTACAAACCATACAAAGGTATGTATAGGATTTAAAATTTCAACACTCCTATTGGTTCACCAAAACTATAGTCGTATTCTAAGGCATCTGCACAAACATAGTGCGGATGATGAGTTGTCACACCCAAACGACCACAGAGTTCCTTATGGTTATCCTCTAGTAATTCTACTGCATAAAGCATATGATTCAACACATGCTTCTCACTATGAAACAAACAGAGGCGTTCCTTTAGTCCAATTAAGAAATTGCCACTACCAGCACAATTATCAATGAATTTGCTGTTAGAATCTTTCAATAAAGAAACATCAATCTCATCTATCATTAATTCTACCAACTCACGAGGAGTGAATACCTCTTGGGTTTC